ATCAAACATCTTCGGGTTTCTTTCCTGCTCGTTTCATCGCTTCAACCATCGGAACCTTTGTTGGACTTTGGTTTTGAATCTTGATTGCCTTTTTGCGAAGTTTACGCAATTCGGTTTGACGTTCTTTGTTCATAATCTTCTCCGTAAAATGGTCGGGGATGGAGGATTCGAACCTCCGACCCCCTGCTCCCAAAGCAGGTGCGCTACCAGACTGCGCTAATCCCCGATAATTATTTGAGTTTTTGTTTAGTGCGTTCGATACGCTCAACAATACGCTCATCTTCCCATGCTAGGAAGTTATGAATTTTACGCAACACCCAAAGCTGAGTTTTGCGAAGAGTCTTGCCTCGAGGTGTTGTCCACCCGAGAAGGTATGCAATAATGATAGCGTAAAAACTAACCACCACATTTACAAGTTGTGCAATAGGATCATCCATGATATTATACTCCAAAATATTTCTTCAAAAAAGTACTGATTAACCGTGGATCAGCGCGAGACTATTTGTAGCGTCCAACCTATTCTTTAGTAGAAATTTCGCCCATCCGACTTTGGACTTTCTGGACAGCATTTCTTACTGTAACGGACTTCTTGTCCTTCTTACCGTAATCGCTGGCAAGTTTAGAATTTGGATTGGCATCAGAAATTTTAGAAAGGACTTCTTTGAAGCCATCATTCGGTTTTGTTCTGTCGCCAAGTCCACCCTTATTTAGAGACGGTGCTTTAAGGTATGCACGTTCCAAGTGAGGATTGTCAATTAGAAATTGGTCGTAATCTGACATAGATACGAACTTCTCTTCGTATTCCCCAGTTTCCGTGTTTTTAAAATCATACAGTGGCATTACAAATCCCTAAGTTATTTGGTGCATCTGGTAGGACTCGAACCTACAACTCTCAGCTTAGAAGGCTGATGCTCTATCCAGTTGAACTACAGATGCATTTATTTAGGCAGTATGAGTGCTAACCCATTCACCAGAATTGTTGAAGATGGCAATTGTTTTGCCTTTCGCAATGTCAAACTTATTGCGGATGTAGTCGATGTCACCATCGGAGGGGAAGTTTGTCAAATCACGCGACAATTTTACCGCAAAGATCTCTTCCAGATCTTTTTCACTTTTAGCCATTATAATTCCTCATCAAAAAGGCGTTGCTCATTTAGTTCGTCAGTCATCAGCACCAACTCAGAGTCAGTGAAATGATCGATCGAACCGTTGTGTCGGACGCCATAGCATCCTACCCATGCTTCAGCAAAGGCAATCTCAATATTATGGCGAGCAAACTGGTCGATAGTTTCGACACCTTTGTGTCGCCAATAAGTAGCAGTGGTTTGAAGTTTGAAAACTCGGTCTTCGTTCAACTCATCAATATATTCAAGTAATGCATCCATAATCAATCTCTCTCTAATTTATACCCCATTATGGAGCATTCAGAGAGAAAAGTCAAGCACTTTTTTGAAAAAAGTTGTGCGGTTACTTCTTGCCGCCAGTATTCTGAAATCCGAAGAATGCCGATACGATAGCGGCAACCGAGAGGAAGTAGATTGATGCGATATCTCCGATGAGTTCTGCTGCCTTGTCCAGACCGAACATGACAGTGATGAAGATACCGCTTGGATAGAACAACATACCGACTAGAGAGAACCAAGCCATTTTGCGTTGCGCGTCTCTCATTGCATCAGCATCTTCAAGTTCCTTGCGTTTAAACTCGAGATACATTTTTTGTTCTTCGTCGGAGACTTTACCGTCTCCATTGGAATCTGCGGGGTGATGTTCAGCCATTATTCTCTCCTATTAATATATTTATAGGAGAGAGGTTTTTAGATAGCTTTACAGTCTCGGTCGCGGTGACCATTCCACGCCACAAACCCACCAATTCTCAATGCCCAGTATGCCAGTTTGTTTAGGAAGTGAAATCCATTCTGCTCGATGCCAATATCACGGAACAATGCATCAGCTTCTTTCTGAGTCATTGGTTCAGAAGTTTCCTTCTTACCCTTCTTCAGAAGCACGGTGTACTTGTAAGCATAATCGTGAACCAGACCACCTACAAGAAGCACACCAGTCGGTGACAGCCACGAGGCGAGGAATTTAGGAACAGAAGCACCATCAAAGACAAACCCTTTAGGGATGACATAGTTCTCGCCATTCAATGAGTAGTTCCAGTCTTTAGAGATTTCCCAAGTGCGGACACCGAGTAGCCACATTTTAATCGCTCCCCAGAATCCTTTACCAGCGGTTGGGATGGTGATAGGTTTCATATGTGGCATCTCACCGAACTTCAGACCAACGAGGGGTTCATCCTGATCAACACCAAATAGATTGATTATGAAGCCGACGATAACAAGTACGCCAAATACAGTAAACTGCCAAAAATTAATTAGTTGATCGATAATGAATTCCATTATTTTTCCTCTGTTTCTTCTGTTTCTTCTGGTTCAGGTTCTGTACCAGAGATTGAATTTTCATAGTAGATGATTATTTGTTTCTGTTGTTGGAGATATCTACCAACCTCAGCAACATTTAGTGCCAGCGTCTCATAAGAGCGAACAGCCATTGCGTAGAATACCCACGGATCGCCATTCTCTTTCTTATACTTCTCGATAAACTCATCCCAGTTATCAGCCGTGACAACATAGAAGTTTGCATCACCCAGCGTTACAGGTTTCGGGTTACTTTGCAGAGGAATTTTTCTTTCGACTTCGACACTTTGCACGACCACTTGTTTTTCTGGTGATCGAAACATAGAACAACCACTAATCGTTATTGATAGCAGTAAGACGCTCGATATCATCAAAAACTTTTTTCGTTGCATTGTTCACCCTCCTTTCAATTAATCCAGGTTTTGCAAGAGACAATCTAGACAAGTCGTGCTTCTGAAACTTCGACAACAGCTGGTCTTTATATTCTTCTGCTTTCTGTAGGTTGGCTTGGAGAGCGAGGTTTTGTTGTTCCATCTGAGATGCAAATGCAGCAGACTTTTGCAGTGCTTCCATATTTGCCTTTGCTACTGTTTCCAGCTTGGCATTATTATCGCGCAATGTGGCAATGCGGCTTTGCATGTCTTTGTACTCGAAATAAGCACCAAACAAAACCGCACCGACAATGCCGAATACTGCTAAAAAAGCATAAACCTTAAACATTACTCATCCGTGTAGATTGTCCACGCTCCATAAAAAATAGCAAACATGGCAATCAAACTAGCTAATGGTTTAAACATTAAGAATGCAAGACCTGCGCCAATCATTACGACACCATCGCGACCTTTACGCTCTGAGAGTTTCATCTTAATTAAATCAAACATATTCATATGATTCTCCTGTTATAGTTCTCTATTTATACTTTGAAATCGTCATAGTTACTAGACATTTTCGTACTGAATGTGCCGCTATCAAATGTTGCGTTGCTTTTGTTCTGACCACTATCGGTGATTTGATTCTGCACTTCTTCAGTCAAATCAAACAGACGCATCTTAGATCGGTCTACGCCAACCATGAACCTCTTGTTAGATGTCGGATCGGCATACCGATTCTTCAACTGCTTCACCATAATCTGTTGTTGTTCTTCAAGTTCTTCTGTACTTATAAGAGCAAACATAAGGTCAGCGGTGGCAGGTAGACCGAATGATTCCGAGGTATCAGTCAACTCAACATCGCTGTTACCATATCCAGATCGAGTCGTCTGTGTAGCAGAGACAATAGGAAGGTCGTGTTCAACAGCTAGACCGCGAAGTTCTTCAGCAATACTCTTGATGATTGTGTAGGAGTTTGCATTAGAACCTGCCTTGAACCGACTACTATTACAGATGTTTAGATAGTCAATGAAGATAATATCGGGAGCAAAGTCACGCTTCAGTTTCAGTTCTTGTAGTAATGCTTTGAAGTGACCAGCATGAGCAGATGCAGTTGGATACTCTTTGATGATGAGTTTACCATCAATCTTGTTTTTGATTTTAGTTATCCGATCGTCAAACATCTTCTTCGGAAGGTCTTTCAAATCACCGATGGGAACATTCATCATATTCGCATCAATACGTTCAGCGATACGTTCCTCTGCCATCTCTAGAGTGATGTACAAGACGTTCTTACCCTGCGTGATACAAGCTGCTGCCATGTGACACATGAACAAAGATTTACCAACACCAGTACCAGCAAGAGCAATATTGAGTGTCTTGTTTGGTAGACCGCCCTCAGTGATTTTGTTGAAATATTCTAGATCGAATGGGATCTTTTCTTCCACTCTATTGTAGAATTCATATCGGTCAAGAGAGTTTTCTATATAGTCGTGACCGACATTATTATCGAACCCAACAGCAAGTGCATCAGAGAGAAGGGAAGGGAGTGCATCCTTGGATCGTTCTTTGTCCGAACCATCAATGATTTGAATGCTGTCCATAATAGCATTATAGACTGCCTTGTCTTTACAAAACTTCTCGGTTTCATCAACCAACCATTTGTCGTCTACATCTGTGACGTTCAACCCATTGATCAAAGTCTCGCATTGAACATACAAGTCTTCACTAATCTTTCGGTCATCCTGAAGTGCAATCAACAACGCACTTTTGGCTGGGGCATTATTATACTTTGCAACATAATCGAATATCTTCTCAAATACAATCCTGTCGTCAGACTCAGTAAAATAGTCTGACTTCAGAAAGGGAATGACTTTACGAACATACTCTTCATTAGTCACTAGATTCGATAAAATTTGGGTCTCTATTCTCATCAATAAATTCTCTTCTCACATCTTCAACACAGGCTTCACACAACGCCACCTCACCAGAAAGTTCTATTACATTTCCCTCGGTGGCGGTATTGTGAAAAACCAAAGCAGTTTCATCATCAGGTATTATACGCGAACACCTGTCACAAGTCAAGGATTTACTCATAAGCGTTTGCGATATCCTCGTCAGATACCTCATCTTGCATAATAGCACCAGTAGAAATCAAATATCGTTGTTCAATCCAGTCAGTGAATGTCTTGTCAGATAGGATCGGCAACCAGAAATCTTTGTTTTGGGTTTCTTTGGCGCGATAGTTCTTACTGTCTGAACCATCAGAGGCAACTTGATACCAACCAACTTTAGGTTTGACCACATGACCAGATTCCAACGCCATGTCGAGTAGACCAGACCATTTACTGATGCCGCCTTCGAATGGTACCTCGATTGGGATTTTAGACTTCTCACGGACATACCGAGACTTCTCAACATTGATGATGAAATTGTATCCTGTAATATCTGTGCCAGTTTTTTCTTGCTGACGACCAATGATATAGATGTTATCGGCAGAATAATAGATACCTGTACCACCCGATACAACTGCTTTCGGGAACATACCAATTTCCATATAGGTATGATTCACAACAATTGCGGGAATATCTTTAATTGTCAGATGAGGGGTAATCATTCGGAACAGAGACTTCATCTGTTTGGCGCGAGTCATATCCGCGACTGACTTACCATCAAGCGCATCATCAACTTCTTTCTTGGACGCCAAGTTACCGACTGAGTCGACAACTACAATCACGTGATCACCACGCTCAATACCATTCAACTGAGACATCACATCGTGCTTCAGCTGTTCGATGTCTGTGATTGGTGTATGAACAATGCGGTCTGTATCAATGCCGAAGCTGTCGAAATAACCCTGTGGCGCACCAAACTCTGAGTCATAGAACAACACAACAGCATCATCATACTTGTCTAGATATGCTTTAATCATCAACATAGCAAATGCAGTCTTGAAGTGTTTACTTGGTCCAGCAAAGACTGTCAATCCTGGAGTCAGACCACCATCAAGGCGACCACTCAATGCCACATTCAATGCAGGGACTGATGTTTGAATCAGATCCTTTGTATTAAAAAATTTAGATTTAGATAAAATATTCGA